GAAGGTTTTTACGCAACCACTCGCGGTCACATTTCTTCATTGAGAGGAAAAATTCATGACGGAAGGTTCTATCAAGAATATGCATATGAAGTAGTATCCCCATTATCATTAAATAGGTTTAAAAATATTGCATTGGATCTGGTGCATCCTGCAGGTCAAGAATTGTTTGGACGTTTTTCTACACAGTCAAACGTTTTTATTACTGTTGAGGGGTCGACAAGTAATGTGAAGAAAATTAAATCTACGGGAACAGTGAGCATAACAAAAACTGCCGCAACTGGAACCGTGGACATTACAAACAATGGTCATGCATTGACAGGCAATGGCACCGACTTTGCTAATGAGTTTGCAAACTTAGATTTTGCAGTAATAGAAATAGATCCCGGAATTGCCCAAGAAAATAAATTTTATCCGATAAGATTTGCTAATGTAGAAAACGCAACTACAGCAAATTTAGTAAGTGAGTGGAAGTTTGGAACTGTTTCCTCTGCAAACGTTTATTTTGCTACACATAATATCAATGGATCTGGCACAGAGTTTAGTGCAAGATTTGAAAGTGGTGACAACATGTTTATTCGACTGTCCGACAATAGTTTTAGAAAACTTGAACTAAATACAATTACATCGGATACTTTGGCAAATACTAACACATTGTGGACTGAGAGTGATGTCTCTGGTGCCACAGTTTATTACACGCAAGAGTTTTAAGAATGGCAACGAGATTAGCAACAAAAAAATTAGCAACTAAGGCTGCAAGAGATTTCTTGAATAGTATAAGTGCTACTGACAGTAGTACACAAAAGAAATCGACAATATTGTATACAGTTTTAGGCAAAGACACAGAGTATGCAAACGAACCGACTCCTGACGACGTTTTAGATAACGTAGAGGTCAGTCAAATAAAAGTTCGTCAAGAATCAATCGGTGCCAAAAAAGTCAATGCTACAGATGTTTCTCTTGCAATTCCTCGTTATGATTGGGTGCAGGGAACTGTGTATGCAATGTACAGGGATATTGACCAATCATTACACACTAGAAATTTTTATGTCATTACAAGAGACAGCAATGTATACAAGTGCTTGAATAACAACAGCAATAGTCCTTCATTATATGAACCTAGAGGATATGACTTATCTCCATTTACTTCTGCAGACGGATACACTTGGAAGTATATGTACACTGTCAATACTGGTGATGCGGATAAGTTCTTGACTACACAGTATATACCTGTAAAAGAAAGATCAGTTTCTGATGGATCGGTAGAAAGTGATAGGCAATTAGAAGTTCAAAATGCATCTGTCAATGGTGCTATTGAAATGATTGAACTCAATAACGAAGGAATTCGTTATTTGCAAGTAGCTAACGGTGCTGTGATCGACGCAACTGCATTGACTGTTACATTGTCTCCTGTTCAAGGTGCACCAGAACCAACCAACGATATCTATAACGGATCTTCACTTTATATTACCTCGGGGACAGGTGCGGGACAACTGCGTAGAATTATTAGATATGATGGAAACTCTAAGCAATGTGTTGTTAATACTGCATTTACGACAATCCCACAAAACGATTCAACTGTTGTAATTTCACCAACTGTTACGATTGTTGGTGATGGCACAGGGGCAAAAGCATATGCGTCTGTAGGAGTTGATGGGGTTATTGCAAATGTCAATTTAGTATCTATTGGTCAAAATTATACAAAAGCAGATATTATTATTACTGCTAATGCGCAACACGGGATCGGAGCATCTGCCAATGCTATTATCAGTCCACTCAATGGACATGGTAGTAATCCTGCGGAAGAACTTTTTGCGGATAAAATTGTTATTAACACACAATTTAGTGGCACTGAAGGTGTTGCAGTGGATGGAAAAGGATATATTCAGTCCAACACTGATTTCAGAACGATTTCTTTATTGGCAGATCCAATGTTAAAAGTCGACGAAAACAATGAACATATTGAAACAGAAGTTGTTGCAAATACTTCAAACAGTCCACAGACATTGCGATTGACAAATATATTAACAATGACATATGACGAAACGGATGGTGATGTTATTCTTAACCCATTGAATATTGGTGATACAATTACGACTGAAGCAATGTTAATTAGAGCACAGAGTGGGGATCTAGAATTTGTCACTGAACTTTCTCCTAGTGTTAGAAGAGATCAAGCACTATCAAAAGCAGTACAAGCATCAAATGGGCACGTTGTATTCACAAAAAGAGATTTAACTAGAGATTCTTCCTTCTATAATATTTACATAAATAATGTAAGAAGTTATAGTAACTATGCTCCATTTGTTAAAGATGATGATATTTTAAAGAGCACTAGTGAAACGGTAGTTGGAAGAGTTGTTGATGTTTCCGGACCAGAAGCAAACACTTTTTCTGGAGATATTCTGTATGTAGAAAACGTACAGAAAGTAACAAAAAATTTAGATCAAATAGAAGACATCAAAATCATTTTAGATTTTTAAAGGTATAATAAATGGCAATCGAAACCAATCTCAATAACAGTCCGTACTTTGACGACTTTGATGAAACAAGTCAATACCATCGTATTCTATTTCGTCCGGGGTATTCTGTACAAGCAAGGGAACTGACACAAATTCAATCTATTTTGCAAAATCAGATTGAGAAGTTTGCAAACGAAGTTATTGTTGATGGTACCGTTGTTTCTGGATGCTCTGTTAAAGTTCGATCTATCAATTACGTTAAGTTGAGAGATAAAGACTTTGCTAATAGTAGAATTGTTCTGTTGAATGATTTCTATGATAGTGGAAAAATTGCTAATGTCGTTGTGACCGGAACACTTTCTGGTGTTCAAGCAAGGTTAATTGATGTTAGGGATGGTTCTGAAGTCGGAATTCCAAATAATTTGACTATGTTTGTCGATTATTTAAATTCAGGAACCGATAAAGCGACCAAAGTATTTAATAACGACGAAGAACTTATCTTTACTACAAATGGTCAGACTCGATCAGCAGGATTTAAATTTGCGGCAAACACAATTAAGGCAGACTCTTTTGGGGACTCTACCGGAAGAGGATTGTATGCAACAGTGTCTGATGGCACGATCTATCATAAAGGACATTTTATTTATGTCGAGCCACAAGGAACTGTTGTATCGAAATATGATTTGACTGCAAACGTCAATATTGGATTCGAAACACGGGAATCTATTATCGATTCAAATCAGGATGTTAGTTTGCTTGATAATGCTACTGGTGCTACTAATTTTTCTGCTCCCGGTGCTAATAGATTAAAACTTTCACCAACTCTTGCGACAAGAGCAAGAGGAGTTGCAAATACACAAACCTTCTTTACTATTGCTGAAATGGACAATGGTGAAATTGTTCGTAAAAATACTGATACTCGTTACGCAGAAATTTCAAATCATATTGCCGCAGGTGTATACGATAGTCACGGTAATTTTGCAATGGAACCATTCAACGTAAGAATCCGTGAACACTTGAAGAATGAAAGCAATCTTGGACGGTATGCCGACGGTGATTCCAATAAACTTGTTTGTGAAGTTGAAAGGGGTTCGGGATATATCATGGGTAGGAAAGTAAGTCTTACCAACGCAATGTATAGATCTTTCGACAAAGCAACAGATACCGAAGTATTTGATGGGGTGGCAATAGGACAAAATATTGGTAATTATGTTTTTATCAATGAAGTTGTTGGACTTTGGAACTTTACTCAACTAGTGCAAGTAGACCTATATGATACTGCGCAGACAGCAGTAACCTCAAAACTATATGGTATTTCTAGTGCAACTGGTGTTAAGATCGGTACTGCTTATCTGAGAGGGTTCGAATATGAATCTGGTGTTTCAGGAACTGCAAGTGGTAAATATCGTGCATATCTGTTTAACATCGAAATGAATTCTGGACAATCGTTTAAAGATGTTAAAGGTCTATACGTCAATAATGCTGTTTATTCAGATTCACTTGCTGATATTGTTTTAGAAAATGATGGTTCAGCAAAACTTTATGACTCAGGTTTAGAATCATCAGTATTCCCCCTACAGCAGGGTGGTACTAAGTTACTAACTAAAGAAAGATTTAGATTTAGACAAAAGTCAAGTGGTAATGTTCAGCAAGTAAATGACGGTCAGGTAACTATCGACATTGCATCTTCTTACTTAAGTGAAGCAGAAGCACTCGATGTCCAAGGAACATTAACCGGACCTGCAGAAAGATCTTACGTTGTTGTTGCAAAAGAAGCAGCCGAAACAATAGATCAACCGGGTACCATAGATTCTTCTACTCAAATTGGATCTACACAATCATCTACGATACAAGGTAATGGTACAAAATTCCGTACTACGTTTAGAGTTGGAGACGTTGTAGAAATTGGTCCTAATGGTTCTCATATTGGACAAGGTATTGTTGCTTCAATTGCTTCTGATACCGAAATGGTTCTAGATTCATGGGGAGTAAGTGATTTTACTGGTGAAACATACGCATACCGAATCTCATTCCCATCAGGATATATTTTTGACTTCTCATCTAATGGTCAGATTACAACTAGTACAGATCAAATTACAATTGATTTTGATCGAGGTGTCTTTAGTGGAGATTTTGAAGTAGATGTTTACTATGATGTTAAAAGAGGAACAGTATCAAATCCTGCAAGTCAAGCAGACAAAGATGTAAACAAAAATAAATTTGTTCACATCAATACTGCGAACAACGTTGCGGGATCTAGTGGTCCTTGGTCGTTGGGTGTTCCTGATGCATTCAAACTTAGAAAGGTCTACAAAGGAACTGTGAGTGGAGTAAGTACTGGTGACACCGATGTAACCTCTGAATTCGAACTTGTTTCGGGGCAAAAAGATTCTTTTTATGATATTTCTACATTACGTAAGAAATCAACCAGTACTTTAAATACAACTGATTGTGGATTAATGGTAGAGTTTGATTACTTTACTAAAGACGAAACTCAGGGTATTGGTTTTATGACAGTTGAGTCATATCCTGTTGATGACGCAAATCCAACAGCATCAGACAAAATTTCAACATCAGATATCCCCTATTTCGTTTCACCGAAAACAGGTAATCAAATTAACTTGCGTGATGCTGTAGATTTTAGATTCTATAAACAAGCAGGTACGATTGACGGAGGAACCACTTGCGTTCCTAGTGCCACAGGAACGGTTGTATCTGCTCCAACAAATCCATCTTTGTCGACATCGTTTGAAGTCAATGCGGCAGGTGCTCATCCTATTTCACCAGATAAAAACTTTGAGTGTAGTGCAGAATTTTATCTTCCAAGAAGAGATAGAGTTTGTATCAGTTCAGAAGGCACAGTCGAGGTTGTAAAGGGTCGTCCAGACAGACAACCCAGTTTACCTGCAGAAAGAGCCTCAGCAATGACAATTGCTACATTAAATATTCCGGTGTACCCATCATTGTCACCATTTTCTGCCAGACAGACAGGAAAGCAAGAATATGCTGTCACAATGGAACTGGTTAACAATCGTAGATTTACAATGCAAGATCTGCGTCAAATTGATAACCGATTGAAAAAAATGGAGTATTACTCTTCTCTTAATTTCTTAGAGAATTCTGTATCAGGAAAACAATTACTAGGTACTGACGGTACAGATAGATTTAAGAATGGATTTTTGGTTGATAATTTCGATGGTCATAATGTTGCTGATACTCGGAAGGTTGGGTACAGTACATCTATCGATAGAAACAGAAACCAGTTGAGACCAAGATACAAAAGAAAAGATGTGCCATTTAAAACAAGTACACTTGCCGCAACAAATATGCAAACAACAGGTGACTTAATATCCCTTAACTATTCAAGTGTGGCACAGTTGGATCAGAGATTTGCTTCTAAGTTAAGAAATCCGGTACAAGAAATTCAATTCAACTGGCAGGGTGAAGTTTTATTGAACCCTTCAATTGACAACACACCTGATATTACTACACTTCCTGAGATCCAAGTTGATTTTGATGGAATGTATTCTGCTATTGAGTTTCTAGCAGCGGAAGCAGGTGTGACAGGGACTGACTGGGGAAATTGGAGAACTACGTCTCAATCTTCAGTTACACAAACCACTGGATCTTGGAACACTGGTGATGCACGTGGTATTAATCAAACAACTACATCTCAGACAGATCAAATCCGAAATGGTGTGACCACTTCTATTAGTCCATCTAATGAAGAGTTTTCTCTTGGTACTTTTGTAGAAAATGTTGCAGTTAGAGATTTTATGAGGTCTAGACCAATTCAGTTTACTGGTGTGAGAATGAGACCAAACACCATCGTATTCCCATACTTTGACGATGAGAAAGTATCTGAATACTGCACACCAGTAGGTGGTGCAAGAGGTGATAGTTTGATCACTGACGCACAAGGTAAGGTGGAAGGAACATTCGTTATACCGAATGATAACAATCTTAAATTTAGAATAGGCACAAAACGATTTGAACTAAAAGATGTTGCTAATACTCAGACACAAGCAGCTTTATTATCAACTTCTGCACATGGTGACTTTACTAGTATTCCATTGTCTGTAGATCAAAGAAGTTCATCTATCAACATTAAAACACCGCAGTTTTCTAAGAATCAAGTCATTGATAATAGAACACTTACAAGCACAACAAATCAACGTGTTGTAACATGGAGATCCCCTCCGCAATCGAACGATGATGACGACAATGGTCCAAGTAATAATGACGATCCGTTAAGTCAATCTTTCAGTGTATCTGCAGACTTACGGTCACAAGGTATTTTTGTTACTTCTATTGATCTTTGGTTCGGAAAGAAACATGCGGAGTTGCCAATCACTCTTCAAATCAGAGAAATGGAAAATGGATATCCTTCTCCTGTAATTGTTCCGTTTGGTTCTCTTACAAAAGATGCTAGTGAAATTAATGTCAATGTGTCATCTGCAACCGAAAGCAGTAAGACAACGTTTACTTTTGAGTCACCCGTGTTCTTACACAATAGAAGGGATTATTGTTTCACGTTAATTCCGGGTGGAAACAATCCAGAATATGCCGTTTGGTGTGCGGAATTAGGTCAGACAGATATCGATACCAATGAGTTGATTCACAAACCCGCATCAATGGGTGTCATGTTCGTTTCATCAAACGATAAGACATGGACTGCTATTCAAAAAGAAGATGTTAAGTTTAGAATTAATAAAGCAAAATTCTCAACAAGAACAAATGGAACGTACTACATTGAGAACGAAGACATTGATTATTTAACTGTCGACTCGTTTACTAATGGTGGTGACGGAAGTACATTCATTGCGGGTGAAACAATTCGAGCAGAATCTATTTTAAGAATTGCCAATACGGATTCGGTATCTGATTTGGGTATACAAGTCGGTTCAATTGTACAAAACAGACCCGCAAAAGACGTTGGAAGCAATACGCAAATCTATGCAAATGGTGTAGTTAGACAAATCATTAACACATCAGAGACTATGACTTGTGCGAACGGTGATACTGTTGATGTGATCACACTTAAGATTGATGGGTTTGGTGATTTTTCAAACTCTACAACAGACAATGTGCACGAAGTATATGTGGGAACTACACTTGTAGGAAACACGGTAGAGTTTTTTGCAAATACTAACGTGTCCACACTTGAGTTCTTGGATGTTCCATATGGTAAGATGGACATTAAAGTTTCGTCGGTAAACTCGACTCAACCAATTGCTACAGGGACTTATCTCAGAGGACAAGACTCTGGTGCAAGTTGTAAAATTGTCACTATTGATAATTTGACAGTAAACACTTTAATTCCAAAAATACCTTATCTTACATATGCTAATACTTCAGCATCATGGGAAGTTAGACCTTCTGATAACTCAAATGATCCAGATGCGTCATATAGAGCAGTTGATGTTGAAGAAGAAAATGATTTACGAGATGAAACCAAAGCAATCTTTAGTTTCAGTAATCAAGGTGCAACTGGAAAGTCGATGTTAATCAAAGGAACATTTAGAACAGAAGATCCAAATGTTTCACCTGTTGTCGATAAATCTAGAATAACTGGTATTGTGGTTGAAAACATTATTAATAATGACTCTACTGGTGAATATAGAGATCGGGGCAACTCAGAGGTTCGGTACATGACAAAACCTGTTGTCCTTGGTGATGGAAATGAAGCAGAAGATATTAAAGTATTTTTAACTGCCTACAAACCTTCCGGAACTGATATTAAAGTTTATGCTAAAGTTTTAAGTGATACTGATGGTCAAGATTTTGATGATAAAGATTGGTCACCGTTAAGACAATTAACGTCAGCAAATACTTTCTCTGATTCTGTCGATGTGAAAGACTTGAGAGAATTTGAATATGGATTTGGTTCTATTGATTATGAAAATAATGGTTTCTTAACACTCACCAATGTTAATGGTAACACTGCGTTACTTTCAGTAGGTGATGTTGTCGGAAACACAGGAGAGCACACGCCTTCTGGTGGAGTATTTGCAAATGCATCTATTTCAGAAATTATTAGTGACAATGAGTCTGGTACGATTCACGTAAAGGTTACTGGAATTGCCACTAACACATATGCTGACTTTGTAAGTTTAGCAGCGAATAATGATGGAGTGAGTATACCGGGTGGTATTGAAGCAACTGCATTATCTTTCACTGCCAATAGTCATGCGCATCTAAATAGTGCTAATAGTAGTGTAGTTACTTATGTTACACAAACGGGAGAAAGGCATCATCAGTTCAAAACTTTTGCTGTGAAGATTGTGTTGACTTCTACAAGTTCTCACATTGTTCCGATAGTAAACGATATGAGAACGATTGCATTGCAAGTATAATGAATAAGTTAAAGATAAAAGATCATGATGATTTGGTACGTGATGTTAAATCCAATGCGGTAATTAATACAAATCAAACCGCATTGGAAAATTATAGAAATAAACGAAAGGCAAAACGTGAAATGATTAATGACGTAACAAATCTTAAAAATGATGTGCAAGAAATAAAAGAATTATTACAACAACTTTTAGAGAAGAATAGATGAGTATTCAAATCGCAAATACAGGACTAGGAAACAGTTTCGACACTTGGAGACTGAACACTAATCAGATAGCAACCATTATGAGCAACAATGTTGTTACTGTTGCCACATCTGATTCATCTCGAAAAAACTTTACTGAGGGTGATGGACACATCATCGGCACCTTTACTGCCGAAGAACTAAGGGCATCAGAAATCAAAGGTGGGAACACTTCCGTTGATGGTGATCTAACTATTTCTGGAAATACTACGATTGGTGGAGACGGTCTAGGTACTTCAAGATCATTAATCGTTCATGCAAACACTACCATTAGTGGCAATCTCATCGTTGACACTATTGGGCAAGAAGTGTTTAAAATGGGAAGTATCGAACGCATCAGAATTAATGGTGGTACAACAGGTCAGTTCTTACAGTTAAGAGACAAAAACGATACACCAGATTTTAAAGATCTGGTATTGCGTGACATCACAGATCTTTCAACCAATTCGGCACATATTATTCTTTCTGCCGCAAACACCACGTTTAGTGACAATGGAGATTCCCCAAAAGTTGTGTTCTCTACGACTTCTGGTGACAGGATCGAAATGTTCCTTGCCAAGGCAGCGGGTGTTGGAGACTCGGACCTTTATTTAAAATTAGTAGATACGGTTGGTGATTCAGTATTTGCCGTTGTTGATTCCGGAAACAATATTGTCGCACAGATTGATTCGACTGGTGAGGCAAACTACGAAGGAAGAATGACTGCAGTGGGATTCACCACAGAAGATCATATTCTTCCGACTGCCGATGATCAACAAGATTTAGGTTCATCTACTTTAGAGTTTAAAGATGCATACATCGATGGTGTCGCATACGTAGATGAGTTATCATTAGGGACTGCCGCAACTCAAGGTGTCAGTACTTCAATAATTCCTAAAACTCATGATACTGTACATATTGGTTCTGCAACTCGTCGGTGGAGAAACTCGTACTTTACAGGAAATATGCAAGCAAACAATGTGTATGTCCGTAAAGTGGGTATTGGTGGTGACTTAACTGCAAATGGATTGTCCAAACTTTCCAATACAACTGTTACGAAGTTAAACGCAAATAACGAAGTATACTTCCATGGTAACCTGACAGTCGATGGTGTATCGTCACTTAGTAACACAACAGTGACCAAGCTGAATGCAAACAATGAGGTTTACTTCCACGGAAACTTGCAAGTGCAAGGTGTTAGTTCTCTCAGTAATACTACGGTCACACTGTTTACAGCAAACAACAATGCAACTTTTAATGGAGACCGTGTTACTGTTTCTGGAAACACATTCTTACAATCTCAATTGACGGTCACCGACACAGCAAGTTTCAATGGGGACGTTAACCTTGGTAGTGCAACAGATGACACGATTACCATGGAGGGTAACTTTGCAAATCAACACACAGAAGGCAGAGCAACATTTAGTGATTACCAATCGGGTGGTGTAGGTATTGGAACATTACCAGATACTGGATATGATTTACATGTAAATAGAGATGCAAAGATCGGAAGAAATCTAGATATTGCGGGGGCAGTCGGTATTACTGGTGATCTTTCGATAGGTGGTAATATTACTCTTAGCAATGAAAGTGGAACAGTATTACAAGCACAAGATTTTGAAACTGAAAACTTGCATGTATCTGGAAACTCATACTTAGGTTCAGGTACATCTGATTTGATTTACTTTAACGGTGTTGCTAATAGTTCTTTGTTAATTGCTACAGGAACTCGACATAATATTGGTACGTCGTCTAGTAGACACCACATGATCTATGCGAACAACATGACAGTTTCGGATACGATCACTGCGAAAGATCTCAATGCAAGTGGTAACTTAGATATCGCAGGTAACACTGATGTCTCAGGTGCAATCACTAACGATGGCACGACACTGTTTGGTAACAACGGTAAGTTGCATGCAAACAACGTCATTCAGAATGGTAACATCACAACAGATATGTTATCTAATACTGCGATTGCCACTGCGTTTGACGGATCAAATGGTGTTGAAAATCCTTCTGTTACATCAGGAACGTTTGGTAGTGCAACCTTAATACCAGTAATTACCGTTAACAATAAAGGTCAGATTACTGCTGTTACTAACACTTCAGTTGCAGGTGTATCAGCATTCTCATTTAGTGGACAAGAGTTCAGAAACTTCTACATTGACACTGCTGATGGAAATAGATTTACTGCAAACATTTCTGCAGGATCTATTTCAACAAACACACTAGCAGTTCCTGTTGATGCTGACGGTACTGCTGTCACAGATTACTTTGACGGATCAAACACAGTTCAGACATTTGGTAGCTCAACCAAGATACCTCAGATTCAGGTTAACAGTAAAGGGCAAGTTGTTAAGGTAGCAAATGTTACTGTTGCAGGTGTGAGTAGTGTTGAATTTACTCAAGCAAATAGTAATCTGAGAATTTCTACTGCGGATGGTGGATCGTTTGATGTCAATATTCATGATGGACAACCAAGTAAACTTGAAGGAACAAGTAGTGAAGTAACAGTTACTGCGAAATCTGGTGATGCAAACACTTACGTTATTGGATTGCCTGATGATGTAACTATCGCAGGACAGTTAAATGTTTCAGAAAATGTTGTCATTGCAGGTAACCTTATAGTTCAGGGTGCGGTGTCCGAAGTAAGCACTACGAATCTTGAAGTTGAAGATAACGTTATAAAATTAAACAAAGGTGAAACTGGACAAGGGGTAACTGATATTGGAGGTGAATCTGGTCTTGAAATTGATCGAGGGTCATTAAGAAATGTTAGATTGGTTTGGAACGAAGCAGAAGATGTATTTGTTGTCAGAAACCAGACAGATAATCACACACTAAATATAGAAGCAAATAATTTCTTTGGTAATGCAAACACTGCTACACAATTAGAGACCGCAAGAAATTTTGCGTTGACGGGTGATGTTACAGCAACAGCAGTATCTTTTGATGGTAGTTCTGGTGTATCCTTGACAACAGATATAAGTGCTGATATAATTACTTCTACAGAATTAAAAAGTCCTGTTGCATTGAAGATTTATAATTCATCAGGGACGTTACAGAAAACCTTATATGGTGCGGGTGAATAATTTATGGCATTAGATCATGGCAGACCTATTCAGATAAAACAAAATGTTTTTTCTGATTTTGAAGAAATGACAGATGGTGACATGGCATATGTTGCTAATCTTATTTTGGAAGAATTTGCAAAAGATGACACTGGACCGGGTTCCATTAATATTAATGGAAATGATGGAACACCTATAGGAACATTTATTGATACGAGATATACGGGAGTTACTGTTGGTACTCATCCCGTAGACTCAGATGATATAACTGAAATTAACTATGTGTTCAAACAAAATTTAAACGAGGTGTCTTTAACGGAGGGAACGGATTATGTTCCTCCTGTAGTATTTGACTCCGGAAACACTGATTTTAGAACAGTTGATGATGGAAGAGATGAAACGGAGTTTCCTACTCCTCAGATTGGCATCCAAGCAATGGATATCGGTCAAATTAAATCAACTATTATTGATAAATGTTTAGGAAAACTGTCTTCTGGTGGAGTAGGATCGTATTATATTGGATCGACTGCTCCAGATGATGGTGGTACGTGGAAAATAATTGGTTCTTTTACAGACACTTCATTGGATGATACTGTCGGAAGTTCTGATATTGAAACTGAGGTCACTTACAATCTTTATAGAAAAACTGATGACAATGCAGAGTATGTTGTTAGGAGACCTCTGTATTTGAGATCTGATGACGATTTATCTGAAATGTCAGACGGTGATATTAAGGATATGAAATCTATTTTACAGTACTATATCCGGACTACCGGAATTGGTCAATATGCATTACAAGAAAATGCTCCTGCAGTAGGGACTTGGACTGCGGTTGGAAGTTCTTCTGATAAGAGACAAAACGAAGGAAATATTTCATATACTGGATTCTTTACTGGACAATATACAGGTTCCTACACTGCTTCTTATACTGGAACTTATCAGACTACATATACGGGATCTTATACCAGACAATACGCAGGTTCTTATAGTGGGTACTATACTACGGATTATTCAGGAAGTTATTCTGGTGGATATTCAGGGACTTATCGTAGAACTTTTACAGGATATTATACAGGTAATTATAAAAGATTGTATGCAGGTACTCACGGATTCTTAAAGTATTATGGTGGGTACAGCAAATATTGGACGGGAACTCACAATTATACAAGATATTGGCAAAGAACTGTCACAAAAAAATTCACAAGGTCATCTACGGGTACTTACACAGGAACTTACACTGGTGAGTACACTGGTGCATACCAAGGAGATTATTCTGGTACTTACGGAAGTCCAGTTAATAAAAACTATGTGGGAAATTACTCGGGAAATTATATTCGTAACTATAGTGGAACCTATTCTGGTAATTACTCATCGTTTTTTACAGGGGCAACAGTTTTACAACAAGAAATTACCGTTTCTGGCACTCCAGTAACACTTTGGCAGAGGACAGCATGATGCAGAATGTACATATTAAAAGAGCGTATTATTTAAATAATGCAAGAGACAAAATCGAAGTGCATTATACGACACAAGATAGTGATGGTGTTTTTGTAGCACAAACTTCAAAATCTGAAAAAGAAGCTTCTTTGTGGATACAAGCGCATTCTCAACTAACTGTTGAAGAAATGACGAATTTTACTAAAGATCATATTGAAGAAATTGATAATAGAAGAAGACGTATTGACGAACAGAAAAAAGCAATACTAACAGAAAAAGTTAATGATGAGTTGTTTAAAGCAAAATTAGAAATTTTTGAATTGCCTGAAATTAAAGATTCGAAAAATAGAACTATGAAATCTAAGATTCGTAAAGCAGAAACTCTCAATCAAGTTTATATTTATGCAGGAGCGATGATTGCACTTGAAACCCTCAAGAAAGAAAAAGAGTCCAAATAACGGATATCTATATGTTGGCACAACTTCCAAAATTTATCTACGATCAGCAATATACAGTGCCCAGTCTTTAAAAGACTATTATCCAGAAGCAAATGTAACTATAGCAACTCAAAAAGAGTGGATTGATGACACTCTTTTTGATACATTTGATCATGTAATCGAAGTCTCAGATCACTACAGAGCAAAACTAGAAGCATTACCAAAAACTCCATATGACCTAACATTGTATATTGATGCTGACACTGAAGTGTGTCACGAAGATATCTCTAAAGTATTTGAAGAGATTGGCAATGCAGATATCGTTTTAACTAAAACCAGAGACTATGCATCAGCAGAAGTTTACTTTCCCGGAGGTGAACTCAGAGATCATTGTGGTGTGTTCTTATATAGGAAAACACCAAAAGTGATAACATTCATGGAAAAGTGGTTTGAGTACTACAAGAAACAAAAAGACCACGGAGAAGAAGGATGGCCTTACGATAGGAACTTATACCCATCTTCTTTGAGATATTGGGATCAATTTACCTTTTGGTGGTTGCAAAATAAAACTGAATATGCTATAGTAAGAGAATATTTTAAAGATCCGGATGCACGATGGAATTATATTTGGCCGTATGAAGAAGAGGGAAGGTGTGAATGTGATCCGGATGACATTGTGATTTATCACAGAACTTTACCGAAGGAAGATCGTTTAATATGAAGTTATTGGATTGCGAATATAATCCAGAAGTTGTAGAAATTTTAAATTCTATTCAACAACAAGTATTCGCAGAATTAGAAAATATTGTTTGTGAAGGAAATCCTGATGAAGATTATCATACAGGACAAGATTACCTAGAGAAAATGTTAGAAAAAGACTCTCAAGGTAATCATAAAGGATTCCCTGAAGTAACGCATGGATGCAGTATCACGAATCGTGAATTAGTTGGATTCACAGAAGACAACGAAATTAAACACAATATCACTGAAGAATTCTACGAATCTAATGTTCAAGCAATGTCTAAATTGTGCACATACCTTGGTGCTAGAAATAATGCAGTAATGATGTATTATCCTAAAAATGGATTTATGGGTTGGCATCATAACGCAAATGCTCCCGGTTATAATATTCTAATGTCGTACTCAACTGATGGAGATGGATATTTTAGATATAGAGATCCCGTCACTAAAGAAGTAGTTACCATGCCAGATAAAAAAGGATGGACTATTAAAGTTGGATATTATGGTGGATGGGGTGAAGATGATAAAATTTATTGGCATTGCGCAAGAACGAAAAATCCAAGGATTACTTTAGGGTTTATTATACCAGACGAAAACATGTGGCAAATGATGATTGATGATATTTGTGACTATGACCAGTAGTGCTCAAATCCTTCATACGATTGATCGTCTAGCATGTATCCTTTCTTAACATCAATTGTTTTATTGTAACTGTTAAAAATGCAGATGGGCATATTGGGGTAGTAATATTCTTTATGCCTACCTGTTTCGGGAATGTATATCGGTTTATCGTCACAACCATATATCCCGTATAATCTACTATAGATATCAAATTGTGAAAAATGACAAACTTGTGCGTTGGATTCTAGATAGGTGTCTATTCCTCTATGTATCATCATATACTTTTCAGGATCGCACATAAACTTGCTCCACAGGTGATCTGTGCTGTCCCATGCCATAACTGATGAATTATATCCTCTTTGAGATCTTATCAAAGAAACACAACCTCTCTTTGCATAAAATGGAAGATGGTCAATATTATTTTGTATTACCACGTCAAGATCTAAATAGAGTCCTTTTTGAAATAAGTAAAATAAGTATAGTTTATAGAACACGGGTTTTAATGACATGTCCTCATGTTCAATGATATGAATGTAAGGATCTATTCCTTTAAAGTTATCAGTGTAGCAAAAAAAGTTAAAGTCTTGGGTAAGATTTCTTTTACACATTTCGTAGACTCTGTTGACGAAAGAAGAGTCGAACTTATCTCCCAACTTGACTGTTACAATGTTCATTGTCTGCCAATCACCATATATCTTTCGTACCCATTATTCATTTGATGTGTTCCAGAATATAGTATATCACTCAATCCTGATTTGTCAATAAAATCTTTCTCACTTTTTGAACAATTGATATGATCATCAACATACTCCATATTATTGCTTTGCAAAATAAATATGCATCGTTCATTGTATTCTTTATTTGCTATGATCTCTGGTAGGTTCGGCATATGTTCTGATGAAGTATTAATAACAAGACGAACATCTTTATCCTTATTCAATCCTTCATCGAGTGGATTAAGTGCATTTTGATTTTTCAAAAATACTTTATCTCCCAACTGTTTCTCGTTTGTAAATTTCCTGCAAAGGTCAAGTGCTCTATCGTCCAGATCTATGTTCGTTATCTTTAATATCTGTGGTAATGCTTCCAATAGAATATCAATCAAAGGATATCCATACCATCCACCAAAAATATGCACATTCAATTTTTCGAACTTATTAATGTGATGCATAGGGAGATTATCAACTAACCATTTTTTACAATCGAGTTGATCCGGACTCACACTATACAATAAGTCTTTTGCGTCATACTGTTTTTGTATTGCCTCCCACCATATCTTCCAGTAGATCGGATCTATTTGCATATCATTTCTCCACCAAGAACCAATGTGTCGAGACCACACTTTTTAAATGTTTTCATTGCATCCTCTGGTGTTTCTACAATCGGTTCTTGACAATTAAAACTTGTATTGAGTAACATAGGTATACCAGTAATATCATGGAAAGCACTAATTAGCTTATAGTATCTTTCATTCTGGATTTTAGTGACAGTTTGTATTCTTGCAGTGCGGTCTACATGAGTGACACCGGGTATAGCATCGGAGATGACGGGAACAATTCGTGACATGTAAGGACTAGGTTGATCCGTGTCAAAGTAATCCTGATAATATTCTTCCAATACTGATGGAGCAAATGGACGAAAGTCTTCTCTCAGTTTAATCTTAGAGTTGATAATGTCTTTAATGTTTGGATTACGGGGATCAGCAAGAATACTACGATTGCCCAATGCTCTGTTGCCACTTTCAGACTTCCCTTGATACCAACCAATAATTTTACCGTCTGCAATTTGTTTTGCGATTTCATGGTAATCTGGTTCGGACATATCTATATCATACTCTTGTCCACTGTATACTGAAGGAATATGAATATTTTTATTAATAATATAATCAGCATGCATGTATGAACCTAAAGATTGTCCTTCATCACCAACTGCAGGGGGGACGTAAACATTTTTATACATTTTAGTGCAAAGTTCATTCATATACCCATTGTATGCAACCCCCCCAGATAAACACAAATTATCGGATGTTTTATGCTCTTCCAAATATTCCATGATTTTATCATTAGTATATTGTTGCATAGTAAAGGCAATATCTTCCTTGGGTATTTTTTGTTCCTTCAAAGATTTCATTACTCTCTCATTAGCAAAATAAAATTTATCTCTGTACTTTCTAAGTTCCTCGTTGTGCAATTCTAGAATAGAATACACGTAAGAGTTGTATTTGCCGTATCCTGCCAAACCCATTAACTTTCCTGCATCTAGAGTATGGAACCCAGTAAATATACATGCCATATTCCACAACCATCCAAGAGCAAGTTGGATTGATGCATCTTTAATGTGTCCGTTTTTATCCGCAAACATTGCACGATAAAACATCCCTCCACCATCAACCGCCAGACAGTCTGCCTCTTCATATTGAGAAGATAAAAAGGAGTATGCCATATGAGATTGATGATGATTAATGTAATAGATATTGTCTTTGTAGTAATAATCCCATAGATTGGATGGACGGAATGCATTAATATTTTCATAGTGGTCTTTTAAAATAGTTTCAAAAACATCAATTCCTCGACTATCACGAACTCCTCCTCCAGTATAAGTAAACGTAAATATTTCAGAATCTATCCTTGGTAAAAAGTGCGCATCATAAAACTTTTTCCAACAACCTTTATACACGTTTCTTTTATGTCTTGTATACCTTTCAGATTGATAATGCAATACACCATCATACCAATTATGATCATGAGCATTTAAGGTCGTCGCAAAAATTTTTTTCACTCCATTACCTCAAGAACTTGTAATATGTGATCTCGACTTCTTTTAGGGATTGTCTCAGTGCAATTGCGGCAGTAGTCTTCATACTTAAATAATTCGAAGTTCATCATCTTATCAATGTTTTCTTGAGTGAGTTCAAACTGCCTAGAACCGTTGATTACCTTTTTACTGCAGTGACGTATCTTACGAATCTCAAAGTCGATGACAGGGACTAAGGGGAAGGCAGAGCATATCTTACGATCAAACTCTGGTGCTTGTTCAATAACATCATACGTAGGAGATCGTGAATTGTATTCTTTCAACATCGTATTATCATGATAGATATCCATGCGATGCTTCTTGCTGTACTCATAGAACCCCGGTGTCTTGATAATCAGATTGTAGTTGTTCTTGTCATTCTTTCCAAAGAACTCATACGTCTTAGGTCCAAGTTTTTCGATCCGATCTTCATAGAAGTCCAATACAAGGTGTTCGATGTACATGATCTCAGGGTCTTCCAATATGAACGGATACCTGTTGCGAACCAGTGAGTTTGACAATACAGAAGGCACAAGGTTCTCGTGCTTCTTAATCTCATCAATGACTTCAGGCAGATTCTTAACTAGTGCGGGTTCACCTCCTAACAAATTAATTCTTGTTGGGTAAGGTGAGAACCATTCTAACAACTCAGACAGAAACTCCATATCAACTACAAGGTTGCGCATTTCTTTCGTCCACGCAGTACAGTAGTGGCACGTCTTGTTGCACGATTTAGTTAGATAAAAATCAACAGAAAGATAACCAAGTTCTTTCACATCACGTAATGATTTATACAAAATTTACACTATTCTCCATAAGATTTCGATCACATTATTTATTTCACTCTGTTCCATCCATGAATGAATTGGAAGAGACATGACGGTATTTGAAGCAATCTTAGAATTAACACAGTCATCTTTCCTATGCTTAATATTATCATACATTGAATTTTCAGACAAGGGGTTATCATAATGAACTTGAAATCCGTGCTGGCGCAAATGTTCCCTCAAATCGTTATCTTCCAATCTTATAACATATTTGTGATTATTGTGTATTAAATTATCATCTCTAGGTGATATGAATATAGGAAGACCGTTAAATGCTTGGTTATATTTCTGTGCTACAATTTCTCTTTTCTCGTGCAACTCAGTTAATCTTTTGAGTCTGTTACTAATTATTTTAGCATTTAGTAATCCCATGGTAGAATTTCTACCTAACATAGTAAAATCATTTTTCTTGCCGTGTCGTCGGATAGACCTAACAAATTCTGCATGTTCCTCATTGTTTGTCAGGAACATACCACCTCCTTCAGGTCCGGCAATTACTTTGTTTATATTAAAACTAAAAGAACTGCAATCTCCAATAGACCCTGCTCTAATTCCATTTAGACTCGATCCTAGAGACTGTGCGGAATCTTCAATAAAAATTATATTATTCTCTTGACAAAACTCTTGTATTGCTGTAGAATCAGTCATGTTCCCGAATAGGTGTGTATAGATCAATGCTTTAGTCTTTGGTGACACCATTCTTTTGATAGACTCTAGAGATATATGATAAGACTCCAAATCAATATCGCAGAACACTGGTGTAGCACCAACCATTGATATGCATGATGATGTAGATATCCAAGAGAAGTCGGTGACTAATACCTCATCACCTGCACCAACATTATGACATAGTAAAGAAAAGTGTAAAGCATCTGTTGCACTTGCGACTGCGACTGCGTAATCTCTTTTCGTGATAAATTCTAAAACTTGTCTTTCTAAAAATTCAACATTATTATCTTTAGAAGACATCACTCCATCAAAAATTCTTTGATAAGATCTTCTATTATCTGAATAATCTCTGTTCCATCCTGTATACTGCATTATCTTTCCTGTTGATTTTTTAGGTTGCCATTATCAAAAGTTTTATATATTTGTTTTCGTTCTTCTTTTTTTTCTTTTTCACAAAGATCAAAACAACAAATCGGTCCTTTATGATTTTTTAAATTTTCTACAAATATTTGCCACTCGTCCAGAAATAATATTTCATCAATAGTATCAAATTCATCTATTTTACTTGCTTGCATCAAATTCCATAACGATTCATCATTTCTGTATGATTTAGGATCATCGCATCGGCAACACGGAAGCAATTCTCCTCTGTTAGTGATTGCCATGCCAATCTCACCTTTTAAACACTTAGGTTCTAATTTTTTCATAACATCCTTTTTGTGGGTTTAAGTAGATCTGCAGGACCAGAGTTTCTTGTCGAATATATAACATAAAATTTCACCCCAATTTCATTAGCATGATTTAGAGCATCGATAACATGATCCTCATTGTATTTAAAAACAAGATATTGCCATGTTGGTTTATTGTTTAAATATTTTTTTGACTCTATCATTGCTTGGTAAAGAATTTTTGTCCTTTGATTTTTTCTATAGATAATACTTTCGTCAATAGGGTAACCATCAATACCAAAAATCCATTGAGCCTTTGGGCACGATTTAAATGCCTCGACATACCAATCTATTTTTTTATACCCAGAAGCATGATGCACCTCAACTAATTGAACCGAAGGATTATTATTGCACATTTTTAAAAATTCTATAAATTTTGGATGATGTACTGGATCAGAATATTGGCCGCAAAAGGAAATGTGTGTAAATTTTTCGCATACCTTTGCAAATTCTTCAATTGTTAAATCTCTTCCAATTGATTTATTTGTTTGCCTAGCACATTGTAGACATTCTAATGGACAACGATTGCAAATATCAATATTAACAAATTGTTTGTTGACATCATACCATTGTCTTACTGAATAATTAATCATCAATATACTCCGATTGTATTATCTTTCCTGAGTATTTTTCACAATTTCAATACATTTAATATCTCTGGTGTATGCTGTATTAATTTTAATTTCATGTTCTGTTGGTATAAATTGTTTTTTACCATAAGGGTCTGTTAGTGTTTGTCCTCCATATTCTTTAACATCGTAAATGTCTATTTTACGTTTTTCTTTACCATTTTTAGTCAAAGGATTCCAATCTGCATCTCTATGTTTAATTGATACGTGATGACCGTTACTTGCTCCTATTGCAATTTCTGTATCATCACTTTCCCATCTTGGTCTTCCTTCATTGGGAAATCCTATACCAAGACCAAAAAATAATCTTTTTGTTCCTGCTTTTACATCGTCATAAATCCCTAATGTTTTTTCCCATTCATATTCATAGTCCGGACCCAAATCTTTTACTTTATTTGGACCTGTCTTGTACCCCATTCGATGAGCAGCTCGCATTACCAAACTCATTGCCATACCAACACTTACAATTGAATTTTCCCAACGACTTTCACCAAAAGCATTTTGTAAAGTCCCATCATTATTGCAGTTAAACATAGTTGGAGGTTGTTTGCAAACAAATATCATATACAAATTTGCATTCATTTGCGAATTTCTCCACATCGCAGGTGGATTTTTTCTATGAGTACTTCCCCAACTAAATTGATATAAGTACTCAATAGTTTCTCTATCTGTAGAATAATATACATCATAGTATGCTTCATGTTGTTTACTAGGTGCATTTTGAGCAATCCACAATAAATAATCTACTACTTGAGGACTTATTGTTTTAGAGAGATCCCAATTCCTTTGGCATTCTTGCATAGACAACATAGTTTTTTGTTCATCGTCCCAAGAATATATCATGTGTTTTATTCTTGTTTCATAATCAACTGTTCTGGGAATCTCATCATTATTAGATGTCATGCCGTCGTTTAAATTCTTTTTAAATTTGCTTATAGCATCTGTACACAGATAGATTGTTTGTTGATCGTTTATCAAATCTTGTATACAATTTAATATAAAATTATAACATTCAAATTCTATATGTAAATACTTTAGTTGAAGTCTTCCACTATCAAAAAATATTCTAGCAACATTATCCATGGGTATTAAAGTATTGTCTTCTAAACAATATAATATGGAGTTTAAAATATATTTTAAATCTTCTGTTCGATGTTGATTATCTTGAGATGAGAACGGATAAGTTTTTTTGATCCAAGCATCAGTTTTTTCTGCAATACTATCTTTATTTTCCTTTATTATTGCAATCGATTGTTGTATACTCATAAAAAATCCTCAATTCCTTTAAGTATGGGAGATACATCTATTTCCCGAATCTCTCTTTCATAATAAACACTTCCCCCATCCACAACATTCTTATCACGTGCATAGATAATGTCTTTGCTATAGTATTTGCACTCTTGAATTAATCGTGGTGCAGGGTCAAAATAATCTTTTGTGTACACGTATGTTTTAAACTTGCCAAGCAAGTTATTCACTGGGACATATACATTATTTAGGTCACGACTAGTATACTTATCGTCATACACTAGTATACCATGATCTACGTAATTTAGATATTTTTTAATAATTTTTTCTGCGGTATTATAATACCTTTTATTCGTTCCTAGAAACAAATATTCAAACTGCACGTCGTCAACTGGATCTTTGTAGATAGAGAAGTTGATATGTTTTTCAAAATGATCACCAACACCGTTGGGATACACTTCATGATCACATAGATCATAAGTTTTTGATTTGAAGTACTCTACTGCCTTGGGGTAATCTTCAGGATGATTTTCTGAGTACACAACAATACAGTTTTTAAATAGCAAATGCATCAGTAACTTTTGATCACTACTGTATTTGGTTATAGTCAAAAAAGGAATTGTGATAATACTCCTTCCCATGACGATAGAAACCCCATCCTCATAATCATCAAATATAATATCACCGACTACAGTATATTTTTTCTCAATAGAATTAATATAGTCTTGCGGCACAAAGTCCGGATGTGTTATAATAATGAGAGGTATATTAAGATATTGAGAATATTCATAACTATAGTAAAACAAACCGTCATGTGGTTTACTTGTGCAGACTATGTTCAATGTATCATCCTAAATAGTAATTCTTGATAATATTTAGTAGAGTATATTATGACCAAATTTCATATCACTGGAACACGTCGTGGTTTAGGTAAAGCACTTTTAGATAAGTATGGGAACTGCAGTTTCGAAGAATGTGATGTGTTCATTAATTGCAAACACGATAAGTATTCCCAAGTAGATTTGTTGTACAAAGCGGCAGAGATGGGTAAGAGAATAATTAATATAGGTTCCAATAGTCCAGATGAAACTAAGAATACTGCTCGTCCATACCAAATAGAAAAGTTTGCATTAGATAAAGCAAATGAACAATTGTTTTATCAGGGAGTTGATACTACAATTCTTAGATTCGGATATTTTGATACCCCAAGAGTTGCACACATCGATGCCAACAAAATGAGTCTTCAGTATGTTGTCAGCATTGTGGAGTGGGTATTACAACAACCACATAGAGTAAAGGAAATTACTGTATGTCCATAGAAGTAATCGGTAAAGTTGACATCGATAAAATAATCACAGAAATTTCACAACTCGATTTTAAAACACAATTGCCACTACAAGGGGTTGCGGGAAGTGATTCTTCCTCTGATGGTATGGTCGAAGAGTTAGATTATGTAGAGACAGAATATAATCATAATTTGTATACCAATATGATGCCATACACATATGAAGTGATCAATGAGTATGTGATGTATAGAAGCAGAGTGATGAAGATGAAAGAAAAAACATGTTACAGTTATCACTATGATAGTACAAAAAGAATTCATATTCCTCTAATTACGAACTGGAAATGTTTTTTGTTGATAGGTGATAGATCCTATCATTTACCTGCTGATGGATCAGTCTACCTTGTGGACACTACTGGATATCATACAGCATTAAATGGGAGTAGAGAAAGGTTTGACAGAATACACCTCATTGGAAACGTTACCTCATTTTAAACTAAACATTCGATTGCCTATAGAATGTAGAAATGAGTTGATGGAGATTGATGATTATTACGGTTTAATTCTTGATAGTAAAGTCAAAGAAGCAACTCGTAGAAGGTACCGTGCTACGTCCAAAGGACATGCATTTAGATCATATGCCTCATTTAAAGACGCATATAATCTGAACTTTTATAAAGAATTTATTCGAACCGAGTCGTGGCATAAGATACCAAAAACAACTAAATGGTTAACCTCAAATTTATGTGACGAAGACGATATGGGTATGGTTTGTTTGCATAAAATTACTGCAGGGGGATGGGTTAATTGGCATTCGCACGGAGAGTATGGATTGTCAATTGTACATTTTAGTCTACAGACTAACGAAGACGACTTGTCTGAGGTATGGAATCAATCAGACAATACTATTGATTCTATGAACTATCCAGAGTTGGAAGGGTATGTATTTAACTCTTTTTTACAACACAGGTCAACAAATTTTTCAGAACAAGACAGAATACACTTAGTAGTGGAATGTGATCCTAATAATGAACGATTTCAAAATTTATACACTAGAGCATAAAAAACTTTGGATTGATGACTTTCATAATAAGTTAGAACAGATAAAGTTGTCTGATGATCCAAAGAAAGATAACTATCTATTATCCAATTTAAAGTTCGATGAACAGGTTGACTTTTCTGTGATCTATAAAGAAAATGACTTGGTTGCCTTTTCATCGATATGGAACAGAGATTCTTATCCTATCAATTCGTATCGTATACTTAATCGTTCATGGAAAGATCCTCGCATCCGATGGGGGAAACCTGCTTATTTTGTATTGAGTAAAATGATGGTAGATCATCAGGTTGATGTATGCAAAAGAATAGGGGCATCGTCAGTCTTTATTAGTAGTGAGGGCAGACGAAAACTATGGTTAAAAAAATGGGTACATGGTGCCAATCAAGACGGACATAAGTTTATCCAAATTAATGGTATGGTTAAAGTTTGTGGGGCATCATATCTTAGGTGTTGGCAGAATGTTGCTTACTTAAGTTTAGATGGCACTGTCCCAGACTTTACATGTGTAGACTACGATATCTGGGAACTAATGGTAAACTATGACAAATAAAAATGTAATACATGGATACGATTTGCCAAATGAAAGTCTAGGACGAAACTATGATCTTATAGAAAAATACGAAAATGCATGGAGATCTTGGTTGGGTCTTTCATCATTTGAATATGCGATACCCACAAACGGAATTGTAGAATCTATAGAAAAGATTTGCTCAAGCAAAGATTACAAACGATTTGTTATTATAGAGAATGAAGTTAAATTTTACGAATCAATATTAAAAAATTATAATCAAAATTATATTGTGATTAGACCTTATGATTGGGCAGTTTTACACGAAGATGATTTAATTTGTTTGAGTATGCCTTTTTCTCCTATTGCTTCTATCCCTACTTGGTATTATGATCTTTGTCGTTACATCAAAGACAAAAGTATTTTTATGTTTATCGATGGTGCTTACTTAGGCACTATAGGCGAGAAATTGCATATACCTGAAAATTGTAAACTATTTGCAGTAAGTGTTAGTAAATGTTTTAATGCCTCTGGTCTTAGATCGGGCATGTTGTTCTGTGACCATGTACCAACATTGTTTAAGACTAAAGTCCATCTTGCCAACTATAATTATTATGCTATGGTAAAAACAATTGAACTGCTCAGTGAATACGATTACTATTACATGTATGATACATTTCGAGATACGCAACTAAAGATATGTGAAGAGCAGGGCCTGACCCCTGCTGATAGTGTAGTCCTTGGTTACAATAAAGATCTAAGGGTGTGTATCCCAAAAGTCTACAGAAAAACCTAATTTATTGTAGTAAGTTTTTACGTGATCATAGAACTTATTTTCTAACCATCGCATCAGTCCGACATCCTGATCCATGACAAAGTTGAAGTACAAATCAACATCTTGGTGATTGATACCATAAGTTCTGAATATAGGATACATATCAGATCCAACCCAATAAGGATCTCTTGTATCATAAAGAGCACGTGCTTCATTGTATAGTTGATATGCTTGAGTTGACGACATGGTTTCATGTACCCAATCATTTCCATATCCACGGATAGTATAATCCTCTTTCCCGTACTCACTCATTTCTTTGATGTCAATCATGTTGTCATAAAATTTATCTCTATGCCACGTAGTAAAACTATATGTCTTTAATGGTGACGATTTTAACCATTCAAAAGTTTGTCGTTGTGATTCTGGTGTTTCTTCAGGCAGTCCAATAATAAAATTGCTGTGAGTGTATAACTGACCGTCGGTTCTTTTGTTAATCTCTTCTAACACTTTATTAGATTTTTTGTGACTTAGATTTTTATTTGCTCTCTTCAATGCTTTATCATTAGTCGACTCTAATCCAAATTTTAAATACTTGCAACCCGAGTCATACATTAAATTAATTAGATCAGGATGGGTGCTTAGTATATCAGTTCGTGCATATGAGTGCCACTCAATATCAAACGGGAGATCTATAAACATGCCACAGATGTCTTCAACCTTTTTCTTACTATCATTAAACGTATCATCAAGTAATCGATATCGAGTTGTACCATACATTTCATAATTTCTAATTAGTTCTTCTCTAATTGATAAGGTGTCTCTTTTTTTATTTGTGTGACGGTATGAACAAAAATAACAATTGAAAGAGCACCCTCTGCTAATTTCTATAAATGTCCATTCGTCCGGACAAAAGTGGCTGTGTCTATTGTCAATGGACAGATTGCGCATGTGATCCTTTGTCACCGGATAATCTTTATCGGCATGAATGACTTTTGTGTTTTTAAATTTATAACTTTTATTGCCGATGTCCCAAGTGTCATAACAAATAGGGTTGTTTAAATTTTGTACTGCTATGTCACCCTCACCTGTGATTACGTAATCTATATGATCATCAATGTATTTCAATCCTTCATTTGACACATTTGTTATTTGCCCACCACCAATAATTATTTTAACATGGGGATAATTATCTTTGATATACGATAATATTTTGGATGCTTTCTCGTGGAAATAAATTACTGAATTTGATTTACTTCCTATAGGATTAAATTTATCAAATAAAGAATGTTGATTGAAGTTCTTTGTGTGCCCTCTCATGTTTGTTAAACTAATACCCACAATTTTAGTATTGTCGTCGATATACTTATTGAGAATTTCTTTTTGTTTTTCAAATCTTAGATGGAAGAAATAATCGATCACAGGACATTGCAATGCAGTTGCAATTCTATAAGCTCCTGCAGTTCGGATTGGTGTTCCATGCCCATAGTCAGCATTAAACCTTGGCATCATGTCTGTCAATACTAAATTCATTTATACTCTTCTGGCAAGTAATTAATTTTATGTGTTGCTGTTGACAAAGGGATATCTCTATCGTCCCAAAGATCGAGAGTAAGGTAGATTCGATTAAAGTTTCCTGTGTGTACTATTTTATGAGGCACACTCACATTCATGAACCAAGCATGCCCCGGTTCGAAATATATTTCACACCACTCATCATCAATAAGAAAAAAAGTTTTTACAGATTCGTCAGTGTAGACAGGAATATGAACTCTAAATCCATTATTTTTAGGATGCGGATAATCTATATGAGGTTTCAGATGCCAGTTTGGATACGCAATACTGTATCGTGCCCGTATAACTTCCGAAGAAAACTTTTTCAAAATGTTTTTTGTATATTGCCCTACCCAAGGCAATGTCTTTGTCCACTTGACAGGATCGGGTTCCATCAAATTAAATTGTCTGTATTCATCTGCCACAAAATTCACATCAGCAAGTTCACTTTTTGCATCTTCCCACGCAACATTTCTGGTAGAAAACCATTTTTTTAAATACGTCCCGGTTTGATCTAATAAGAAACTTTGGTGTTCCAGATATTCTTCATACAACCACTCATGATCAATATCAGAAAATATTGGTGCGCACACGGGATATTCGTTGAGATTACCTTTGGACTTATACAATTTAATTTCATCAAAGAGATTGACTTCATCCCATTTATAAATCTTTTTGATTGTGCCAATTGATTCTCCCTTATAAGGATGACGGCTGATAATTTTCATATCACCAAAACCCTATCATAATTTTTAGATGCATTCATCTGTATCCAATCAATCATTTGAGTTGATGCTTTCCCTTCTACTCTACATATAATTCTTTGTTGATCTGAAGCATCAATACTATGATGTATTAGATCAGGTCTGAAGTAATAAACTTTATCATTCATTGTAACAGTTTCATTTGATCTGGTATAGTGAAAATTAATACCATCTCCCTGTAGTACAATTGTTATTATACAGTCAACGTCCATATTGAAATGATTAATATTGTACTGTGACAGATGCTCCTGTCTTCTTTTATTTGTTTCGGAGTCGATACGATATACACTATCAATGTGTCTATGTAAAGACATTCCTTTTTCTACTGTTTGTATATTAACTCTGCCCAACTTTTCGAAAGGAAGTTTACTGACTAATGAACACAGACGAGGACAGTCTTTTGCAATTGATGTCCAGTTAAAGTAATGGGTGTCAGTAATTAAATAACTAAAACTATACTTGTGTCCATTAATCCCTCGCAGAAGAACTCCACGAACAGGAAAGTCTTCTGGTCTTTTATCTCTTTGGTTTTGTCGAGATTCTTTTTCTATCAAGTCTGCCTCGTTGATATTAAACAACGACATTTTAGGTCTATCCAGTTTAATCCCTTTAGATGATATCCAAGCACCGTAATTTTCAATCGAGTGTTTACCTTCACGAAAAACTTCTTGCTCATTATATTCCAAATGTAAAGGTGAATATAATACTAACTGTTTATTAAGGTACACCATGAATTTTCTCGATCAGAGTATCAATTTGTTCGTCTTCACCAAACCCACCAACATGGAAAAAACATCTTCTATCTTTATTTTCGGGAACACCGTGCTTTATCCAACCATTTATTATACATACATTGGAATAATTATAACTTGCGATTTTATTATCATCCTCATCATAAAAATGGCACGGGTCATTAACATTCAATAAAGGGATTGATAATACACAAGATCTATAATCTTTATGAGGAATAATAGCACCACTAAGTTCTGCTATTTGACTATTATCATATACATGCTTATAATCATGATGTTTATTTGTATTACAGAAAAGATTTGCAATTTTTTTAAAAATAGGATGGTCTGAATAATCATCAGATGATTCTGATATTCTATATCTTTTATAAAATGATGATCCGGATGAAACTGAAAAATTATTCTCATATTTTTCAAATAAACTTAACAAAAAAATTTTATCTTGCTCTGTTACATTAATATTATTAACATGATAAAAATATGTCACTTGCATTCCCACTCTTGTTTGAAGTTCGGTCTGCTGACTTTCATTTTGAAAGGAGAAGATTCGATTAGTTTTTTATATTTTTCTGTGTAGAATCCA